CGGGGCCGAGGATGGCGGCCTTGAACCGCAGCCTCGCCGCGTTGCTCAGGCAGATACCGCCTTCCTCAACCCTCTCCCACGCCTCCTCCAGCACCTTCCGGTCGTGGGCGGCTAGGGAGGCGGCGGGCACAAACTGGATAGCGACATCAATGCGGCGCGTGGCCCAATCGTCAAAGTCGTCCACCATGCGCTGCCGAACCTCCATCAGCGTGTGCCGAAGATCGTTGCAGTTCGCCGCCAGTTCGTCGGCGCGGGCGGTGGCTGCGTCACGTTCCCGCTCGGCTTTCCCGGTGCGCCAGATCCACTCAGAGGCGTTCATGCCCTCGGTAGTCGTGACGCTGGAATAGTCCAGCCGTTCTTGCCGCAGCCGGTCATTGGTGAGTTGCAGCCGCTCAATCTCCGCGTCCTTGGCGGCGAGGGATTCGATGGCGGCGCGGAGGCGGGCCTTCTCGGCGCGGAATGTCCGCCTGTCGTGGCCGCCAATAGCCTCCAGGTCATCCAGCAGCTTCTTCGTGTCGGTCATTTCGATTCCTCCCCCCGCAGCACGTTCGAATCGACCCATTCGGTTCTTGATGGCTGCTGTCCTCCAAGGCAAGTCTACACCTATGCGCGTGGGTGGCAACCCGCGCCGGGGCGGCGACTACGCTACGAAATGTCACAACTTTCGCGTGACATGTCACACAAAATGCGTGACATGTCACAACTTTCTTGTGACATTCCGTAGTGACGGCAGGGCTGTTGACCAGCGCCGGAGATCGTCTACACTCATGGGTGGTTCTTTGATTCTCCCGGCGGCACGCCATCCAGCACCCACCGGGATCATGCACACCATCCGCGCCCAGGGCCTGGGTTCATCTGCATATGAAACCCCAGGACCGCCACCTCATCGCGGATGGAGTCCGTGCGCCAATGTCAGCGTTCATCACCTGTTAAGTGCGGGGTCGCAGGTTCGAGTCCTGCCGGGGTCCGAAAGGGTCCCGTAGCTCAGACGGTTAGAGCACGAGCAATGCTGTCAACCCTCATCGCACGGACACGCTGCCACGCCCAGCCACCGCTTTCATCCTCAACTTGATGTGGACCCAAGAGCGGTAGCGTCCTCATCGTGGCGGCACCCTTTCTTCGTCGCGCCCTGTCTCGGACTTCATCGTTAAGCCCATAGGGGCAAAGGCCGGACGCACCACCGCGACGATTCAACCAGCCCCCTGGCGACCCCAGGGGGCTTTCTATTGGAGGACAGATGCAGTTCACCCACCTCACCCACCCGCCCGGGAGCGCGGGTCTTAACGCAGAGGGGCACCCTTCGGTCGGCGAATCGCTGCGGGAATCCGTGGCCAGGATCGCGTTGACCGGGGTGCTCAGCCCGCAGTTCTACAGGCAGCACGGCGGCGAGGGGCAGGCGCGAGAGTTCATTCCGCTCATCACCCAGATCGCAGCCATCGACCCGCTCTTCATGCTCAAGGCCGCAGCCGTCAGCCGGAGGGCGAACTTCAAGCTCTTCCCCAAGCTGGCCTGTGCGGCCGCGCTTGCCATCTGCCCCAAGGTGTTCGAGGCGGTGGACGTGGACCGCGCGGTGATCGAGCTTCTGGCTACGTACACGCCCATGCAGCTGCTCGAGGTCGTGCTCCTGACCAAGGCCAAGACCTTCGGCAAGGGGCTTGGCTCTCGCGCCCAGCGCGTATACGGGGCAGCGATGTGTGCATGGAGCCCCTACAGGTTCGAGAACTTCACGCTCTCTGACCGTGGCTCCATGAACCGCCTGCTGCGGATCCTCCACCCGCGTCTTGGCTCCGAGGCCGCCAAGATGGCGCCCTACTGTCTCGACAAAACTCCTTACGACCCTGGTCCGACGCCGCGCCAGAAGGCCATGATCTTCCTGGAGGCGGACCTGTTCGTGGCTTCGCATCGAGCCTCCGCCATCTTGGATAACCGCCTCCCGTTCAACGCGCTGAAGGGATTCATCCCTGGCGATGATCGTGATGCATGGACCGCGATCCGGGATTGCATGAGCCCCCTGCAGCTGCTGCTCAATGCCAAGTCGCTCGCCGAGAAGGGTGTGCTTACCCCAGCGGAGTTCGAGCGCAGGATCGATGCCGTGGATCCCGCCAACACCAAGCTGGTCCCACACGATGTGCTCCGCCCACTGGGCATGACCTACACGAGGTGGGGAGAGACCATGGGCTCGAGCTACGCGGAGCCGCTCACCAGACTGCTGGCAAGGGTCGCGGACAGGTCCCTGCCCGGCCTCGCCGACAAGCGCGTCTGCATCCTGATGGACGTCTCTGGCTCCATGGCCGGTGGCGGTGGACCAAGCAATCTGCCGAACTGGGTGCTGGCCGCCACCCTTGCACTCCCGATGACCGGAATCGAGGGAAGGCGCATCTTCTACTTCAACGACCGCACCTTCCCGGAAGGGGACAACACTGCCTACGCGCCGCTCGTCAGGGGCGAGCCCGTCGAACGTCTGAAGACCATGCTGAGCGTCGGCCCGAATGGCGGCACCAACATCGGCATGGCCATCCGCGAGGTGTCCAGGCTCAACACGTCCTTCGACGTCCTCTTCGTCTTCACCGACGAGCAGGAGAACGGTGTCATCGGCGCCCACAGCGCGTGGCTTGAGTTCCGACAGCGGAACAACCCCGAGGCCCACCTCGTCATAGTCAATGTGTCGAACGTCCCGTGGCACACCGCGAAGGACGACGCGGATGGCGTGACCAGGATCCAGACCGTCACGCCGCTCATCTACGACCAGCTGCAGCACTACAAGCAGAGCCCTGTGCAGTACATCCAGCGCTCTTCGCTACAGGGTGGTCCGTCGTGGCCAGACTGATTGCGACATCCCACGAGGTGCTCAAGGAGATGGCGGGCGGGGCTCTGCTGTACTGCCCTGCCCCATCTCCCAACATCAAGATCAGCGCGTACACGCACTGCTCGTGTGGTGCGCTCAAGCTGCACCTGAAGACGCTCAACCAGATGCTCAAGGACGGGTACATCAAGGCGCATGGATACGACGCCGACTGGCACTCGTTCATCATCACCGAGAAGGGGCTGGCGTATGCTAAGTAGCGCTAGCCCCGCGATCCTGAACAGCCCATGGGTGGACGAGAGCGCTCGTGTGCGCACCAGCGCTCCGTGCCGCTACTGCGGTGCGCAGTCACCACCCATCACAAGAACCAACCACTGTGACAACTGTGGAGGGGACATTTCTGTAGCCGTCTCGCGAACAGCGCGAGAGAAGCCTGTGCGCGACGACCTGGATATCACTTGCGCGAAGTTCATCTCTGAAGATGGCTTTGGGTATGTGTACGGGATGAGGGTCATTGACCCAAAGGCGCACATCCTCTTGGCCATGGAAAGGCGCAATGGCGACCTCTTTGGCGATCTGGCGGAGCAGGTGATCGAGATCTTCAAAGACATGGCAGAGTGCATCGAGTCCCGTCTGCCGTTCAAGATACATCGCGGCCCCGTCTATGCGGCCGTTCTTAAAATGCTTCACAACGTGTAACCGGAGGACACATGTCGCAACTCAAACACAACACGAAGGCGTTCACCGCTGGTGTCGATGCGTTCATTGCAGACCACTCCAAGCGTTCGCTCCGCGAAGCGCTGGATCACCTTGAGGCTGGATTCTGGATGGAAGCCGTCAACCAGTACGGATCCATCGCGGCAGCGTCCAAGCACCTCAATGTGTCCAGGTCGGCGATCTCCAAGCGGGTGAACCGCTTCGTGTCCTTCAGGTCACAGGAGCCAAAGTGAAGGAAGTCAGCTACGACGAGGTCCACGACGCCATCCTCGCTGCGATCAGGGCAGAGGGTTCACAGACAGCCTTCGCAAGGAAGGCTGGTGTCCACAAGTCCTTCATCTCGGATGTCGTCCGGGGATTGAAGGACCCAAGCCGGAACATCCTCAGGATGCTCGGCTACGACAAGGAGGTCAGATCGGTGCCCGTCTACCTGAAACTAGAGGAGCGGATCACTCCGGCCCCTCCATCTCAAGCTGGGCGTTGAACATCTGCCCACGGGTGTACCGCACTGGCTCAACCTTGCGCTTGGCCAGTGCGGCTTCCCTGTCCTTCACGCTCATCGAAGACTTGGTGCGACCGAGTTGCTCGGGCGGGACGGTGTCCCCGTAGCGAACGCTACCCTTAGCCTTCCCCGCGTCCTTGCTGACCCCTCCGGTGAGTTCAACGACATAATCCTTGCGCCTCGTCATGCTGCACCTCCGTCGGGATGCTACACCCTGGATCTTCGTGGGAAAATGAAAAGCCCGGGTCGTGAGACCCGGGCTGCCCTGTGGCAAGCGTTTGGAGGACACGAGCCACTGAAAGGATCCCCCATGGCGACCCGCAAGTCAACCCCGAAGCCAGCCGCCGCGCTGCTGGTCAACAGGCACACCGGATTGACCTATGTGAGCGCCATCAACCGCGTCTCCGGGCAGGATCAGATCCCGGACATTCGGACGCTCCTTGAGGACGACGCCAGGGGGATGTGGGGAACCGACGGCGCCTGGACGGAGCACATGGTCCAGCGGGCCATGGTCAGGCTGGTGTCCGAGGGGTTCACACCGAGGAAGGCCCTGGAGGCCCTGCAGGCCCAGGCTGGCCCCATGCCCAGCTTCCACAAGGTGTGCTCCTGGCTCGAGCACGACAAGGTCTTCGCCCGGGACATGGTGGCTGCGGAGCGGTGCGCGGCCGAGATGATGGCTGACGCAGCCATGGAGACAGCCATGGAGCCCGACTCCCCGTTGCCGTCCATCGTCGCCGGGAGGAAAGTGCGCATCCAGGCCCTGCAGTGGCGGGCGGCCAAACTGCACCGGGACAAGTTCGGGGAGATGCAGAAGGTCGAGATCGAGGACAACCGGCCCTACGCGGCTGTCAACGTCGAGCGGCTCAAGGCCGAACTGGCTGCGCTCATGGCCGACCCGCTTGTGCGGCAGGCTGTCGGCCCGGGTGTCCAAGACGCCGAGGTGGTCGATGTCCCGGCCCTGCCTGACGCGAGGCCAGCCGAGGCCTGACCTATACCGGGCTCATGCCCTGGTTGTCATCGTCGTCGGCGTTCGGCGTGTACTCCAGGCCAAGTGAACGGAGGAGCCCGTTGACCTGGGCGGCGCTGACCAGCCGGTGCCGGTGCTGCTGCCCGTTCACGACGAAGACCACCTCGACCACCCGGTCGGTGAGCTTCCCGTCGATGACCAGGACGCCGGACACGTCCTCCTTGCGGAAGGCGGCGTCCCCGATGCAGAGGAACTCCGGGCCGTCCTGGTGCAGCTTCTGGTCGAATCTGAGCGTCATGTGCCCTCCAGGGCCCCGGCGCCATCCCGCTTAAAACCGTGGTCCGCGACGCACTGTCTCCTGACGGTGGGCGGGTTGGGCGACGGTGTGGCAGGTGGCGCCGGGTGCCCAATGTGTAGGCGGGCGGGTTCAGGAAGTCAAGTCTTGCTGGAAAAGGCGGCTAGGATGCCCGTGGCCCCTGTGGCCAGAAAGGAGGCCCACATGAAGGGCAGCAAGAAGACCATGAAGTCGAAGGGTGGCTCTGGCGCCGCCAAGCTCCAGCCGTCGGAGGCCATGACCCCCACCAAGGGCGGCTACAAGGGCGTGAGCCAGAAGCGCGACTTCGGCAAGGGCAAGAGCAAGTGACGCTTGCCCGCGACACGGGCCAGGGCCTCGAGCGGGAACTCACACCCGAAGAAATCGAGGCCCTGGCTGAGCGTGTTCGCCGGGCCAAGGAGATCAAGTCAGAGATCCGCAGGCGGTCCCTCGAGAACAAGCTCGAGCACGCCTGCGATATCTCGTACTCATGGCAGCGCTCGCTGTGCAACGGGCTGAACAGAACGCTCGGCCTGATGGCCGCCAACCGCGTGGGCAAGACGTGGGTAGGAGCGCTGTGGGCCACCATCCACGCAACCGGCCTATACCCAGAGTGGTGGACCGGCGTGAGGTTCACAGAACCCACGCACGGATGGGTAGCTGGCAAGAGCATCGCAACGACGAGGGACATCCTGCAGTCCGAGCTTCTCGGCGAGGATGGAGACGAGCACGGGACCGGGATGATCCCGCGCGACCTGATCCTTGGGACAAGGAAGGTCGTAGGCCAGCCGGACACGGTCGAGCTTGTGCGCATCCGCCACATCAGTGGCGGCGTCAGCACCATCACCTTCAAGTCGATGGAGCAGGGCCGCGAGAAGTTCCAGGGCAAGGCCCGACACTATGTGTGGCTGGACGAGGAGCCCAAAACTGGCGACGGGTACGACATCTTCTCGGAGTGCCGCACGCGCACTATGACGATCCCGAACGCGCAGGTGCTCGTCACCTACACGCCGCTGCTCGGGATGAACGAGCTTGCGCGATACCTGCTGGAGGACGCGAAGGACATCCACCTCGTCAACGCGACGTGGGAAGATGCGCCACACATCGACAAGCAGACGCGCGAGTCTCTCATCGCCGACATGCTTCCCCATGAAATCGAAGCACGTTCGCTCGGCAGGCCTGTCATCGCGCAGGGGCTCGTCTATCCATTCCCAGAGGCTCAGATCACATGCGACCCATTCACCGTCCCGGACAACTGGGCACACGTTGTAGGGATGGATCTAGGCTTCACAAGCGGGACAACCGCCATCCTGTTCGCCAAGGACCCCAAGACGGGCGTCGTCTACATCGTGTCCGAGTACCACAAGGCAGAGCTAGACAGGCGAGAACACGCAAGGGAGATCGAGTCGAAGTGGGGGGACGGGATCTACATCGCTGCGGACCCGAGCGGGAACAGGACGGAGAGCGACGGCAAGAAGTCGATCAAGGTCTACAAGGAAGACCTGCAATTGAACATCAACCTCGCCAACAACAGCGTAGAGATCGGCGTGGGCAAGGTCTATCAGATGTTGAAGGACGGCAGGCTCAAGATCTTCAAGACGTGCAGGGGTCTGCTTCAGGAGATCCGATTCTACCAGTACGGCAAGGATGGCAAGCCGATGAAGAAGCGTGACCACCACTGCGATGCTTGCAGGTATGGTGTGATGGCGCTCGAACACGCCAAGCCTCTGTACTACTTCAGGAACAAGCGCTTCAAGTCAGGAGTGAGCCATGCCCGAAGAGATCAACGCGGGATCGGTGACAAGGTCGTTGGCTACTAAGGACATCCCGGCCATCCCTGGCTTCTACGAGAAGCCAAAGCTGGATGATCCCAAGCCGCCACCGTCGGTGATGCTCGTCAAGGACGCCGCTGACGGGCTCTACGACATCGTGCGCGATGACTTCATCACCGCGCGTGATGCCCGCAGGACGGGCATCGAGCCCGAGTGGGAGCGTGCGTGGTTCAACCAGAACGGCGAGTACACCCCATCCGTCAAGGCCGATCTCGACAAGATCGATGGATCGAAGGTCTTCGTGCATCTGACGCGGACCAAGACATCTGCGGCGAAGGCGCTCATCATGCAGGTGCATGCTGGCCCTGGCGGAATGCAGTGGGGCATGAGCCCGACGCCCGACCCCGAGATGGCTGACTACGACGTCGATACCTTCAACGCGGCAATCCAGATTGAAGCCTCGAAGATGGCGCCAGAGGACGCGCAGGCATTCATCGCCAACAGCACGCCAGAGGCGATGCTGAAGGAGCGCCAGCGAGAGGCAGAGAAGCGCATGGAGGGCATGCGCACCGAGATCCGCGACTACATGGTCGAGATGAACATGGACTCGTTCTTCGTGCGCATGCTCGATCCATACGTTGACTACGGGACGGCCGTCATCCAGGGCCCCGTCTCTGTCCCAAGGAAGCCTGTCTACTGGAGGAAGGACGAGAAGGGCAACTGGAGCGTTGCCCTGTCCCGCTACTCGGACACGCCAAAAGACAACGACGACATCAGGCCCGAGTACTGGCTTCACTCCCCGTGGGATGTATACCCCGACCCAGCCGCGAAGAGCCAGGAGGAACTGAGCTACGTCGTCATCAGGCACGTCATGTCGAGGCACCAGCTGGCCAAGCTACAGGACAGGGACAACTTCGACGCAAGGAAGATCCGGGACATCCTCGACCGTTACCCGGCCAAGGGCAACTGGTATCAAGAGACGTGGGAAGGGATCATCCGCGCCAACGACGGTTCGAACAGGGACAAGGAGAACCAGTTCGTCGTCTACGAGTGGGTTGGGTACGTCAACGGCAGGCGACTCAAGGAGTGCGAGGTCAAAGGGGTGACCGACGCGATGCTCGAGAGGCACTGCGTTGCATCAATCTGGACGCTGGATGAGAGCGTCATCAAGGCTGTCGTGGACAACCGCGAGCCTCAAGACATCGGGTTCATCTTCATCCCTTACGAGCCTGTGGATGGACGCATCTGGGGGCGCGGGGTGCCAGCGCAGATGGCCGACTCGCAGGACATGTGGAATGCCAGTCAACGCGCCATCATGGACAACATGAGGCACAGCGCTGGCCCGCAATTCGTCTACGACCAAGACCGCATCGGGGACACCACTGATCCGTTCACGTCGTACCCCGGGAAGGCATGGGGCGTAAAGAACCTCGACGGGCTCAACAAGGACCCCGTCTACATGCTGAACCCGCCCAACAATGTGCAGCAGATGCAGTCCATCCAGCAGGGGCTTAGGCTCCACATCCAGATGGAGACATCCATCCCGGACATGGCGACCGGCATCCCTGGGGCACAGACGCACAACCGAACCGAGGGTGGCATGGCCATCCAGCAGGGCATGGTTCTGAGCTTCATCAGGAGCGTGATCGCTGGCATGGACATCAATGGCGTGAAGAAGATGGTCAGCGGGTTCTACCACTGGGCCATGAATTACTCATCGAAGGACTGGATCAAGGGCGACTACGAAGTGGAGGCCAAGGGAGTCATGGCTGCCATGTCGAACGAGATCCTCACAGCCAAGATGGAGCGGCTGCTGCAGGCCCCGTGGGCGCCAGAGGTGTTCAAGATGGATCGCACGCTTGGCGAACTGGTCAAGCGGTGGGGGCTCTCTGACCTGGATGTTGCGTACACCATGGAAGAGATGCAGGCCAACACGCAACGGAGGCTGGCCATGGAGAGCGAAGCGCAGAGCAGCATCGAGCGCCAGCGTGTCAGCCCGATCATGCCCAAGATCAATGCCCTGGTTCAGGCCTTCAACTCGATCCCGCCAGGGAGCCCGGCCTATGGGCCATGGCTCGAGAACATCGCCAAGGAGCTTGGCATCCTCGACCAGAGGATGGCCGCCTCCATCAACGCCATCAACCAGGAAGCTGCCGCCAAGTACGCCACGAACATGAGCCAGATGGATGTGGCGATCATGGCTGCCGACCTGACCTCAGAGGAGATGCAAGGTGGAATCCACCCAGCGGCAGGGTCAGAGATCCAGGACACCCCAGGAGATGTCGGCGGAGCACCGGCTGGTGCTGGACCTGCTGCCCCTGACAGCAGGCTCGGACTGGCCCCGCCTGTTGAAATACCTCGAGAGTGAGCGTGCCGTCCGCCTGGACAGGTTGACAAGGCTCTCTGATCTGCTTGCCATCGGCCGGGCCCAGGGGGCCCTCGAGATCATCGAGAAGCTGATGGGGTTGGATAGCCGTGCTAGAACACTCCGCGAGACCTACAACCGGGAAGGCTAGTCCACCCGATGGAGCGAACATGAAAGTAACCACCAAGAACGCTGGGGACATCCTCAAGCAGATCGAGGCCGATGAGGCTGCGGAGCGCGAGTCCCGCGCCGCCAGGATGGCGGTGCAGAGGGACGGCGGGGCGCAGGCCACCATGGTCCTCGGCGGGGATCGGCCCAGCGAGACCGTAGACCCTGCGGAGGGGACACCCCCCGATGGCGAGCCCGTCGCGGCCGCCAAGGGCGGGGAGCCAGTCAAGGAAGCTGAGCGCGAGTCCGACGAGATCTCGAGCCTCCGAGCCAAGCTCGAGGCCGCAGAGAAACTCAACGCCGACTTGGAACGCAAGTACGCGATCCTCGACAGGAACTTCCGTGCCATCCAGCAGGAGATCACCCCGGTCCAGATGGAGCGGGCAGCGCTGCGCAAGGAGGTAGCAGCGCTGAAGGCCCAAGCGAGCGCCCAGGTACACGAAGACGAAGACCTGAGCGAGGAGTTGGAAGCCTTCAGCGAGCTTTACCCAGACAGCGCCGCGAAGCTGCGCCGCTCGATGGCTGCTGCTCGGACTGAGCGAAACGCTCAGCCTCAGCCGTCGTCGCCTCCCGCCGATGTTGACGGCGAGGAGCTTGACCCCAAAACCAAAGAGCTTGCCGAGAGCGCACTCTCTGCCATCCAGGCCGCCCACCGGGACGGGGTTTGGTGGGTGTTGGACACACCCCACGACCCCATCGTGTTCGACATGTGCATCAAGCCATGGGAGTACCGAAAGGGTGTAGCAACCGTCATCGAGGTCATCCAGGCCTACAAAGACAGCCGCAGTGGTTCCACTGCGGATGAGTCTGAGAAGCCACCCAGGCGTGAACCCGTGAAGCGTCCAACAGACGTTGCACCGGCTCCGCCAAGGGCACCCATCCCGGTGCGCCCAGGCGCAACAGATGGACGCACTCGGATCCTGTCCGATGACGAGATCGCGGCGCTGAACCGCGAGATCCGCAAGGCGCCAACGTCGCGCCAACACGAGATCATCAAGATTCTGGATGAGCAGAGCAGACTGCTGCAGGAGGCACGCTCCTAACCACTCAGGAGCATCCCCATGGCTGTTGCACGCACGGGGGCCATTCTTCCCAACGGGAACTTCAAGCCCCAGCTTTTCTCCACGAAGCTGCTGGTCAAGTACTTCTCCGCGTTCGTGGTCCCGCACATCAGCAACCACGACTACGACGGCGAGATCAGCCGCATCGGTGACAAGGTCACCATCCGCAAGCGTCCAGACATCACGATCTACGACGGCACGGTGAACGGCGCCCTCCAGGTGCAGAACGCTCTCGCCGACGATGTCGTGACGCTGGACATCACGACCCGCAAGTACTTCAACGTCCCCATCGACGACATCGACATCTACCAGTCCGATCTCGCTCTGATGAGCATGCTCGAGGATCAGGCCGCGCTCGCGCTTGGCCAGGAAGTCGAGCAGGACGTCCTTCAGAGCATCTACACCTCAGCGACCTCCACGGTCACGGCAACCAACGTAACGGCTGCCACGATCCTGGCCGAGATCCTCGAGGCTGAACTCTACATGAACCAGCTGAACGTCCCGAATGACGGACGTCGCTTCCTCGTCATCAATCCCAAGATGGCGTACCTGCTGGCTCAGAGCGACCTCAAGGCCGCTTACCTCACGGGTGAGACCGGCACCCCGCTCCGCGACGGCGCGGCCAAGGTCATCGACCGGCCCATCGCTGGGTTCAACCGCGTCTACATCTCCAACAACCTGAGCGTCGGCGCGGCTGGCATCTGCCATGCCATCGCTGGTCACATGGATGCCCTCTGCTTCGCCGCCCAGATCAACAACACCGAGGTGCTGCGCAGCGAGACCGCGTTCGCCGACCTGCTTCGTGGCCAGATCGTCTATGGCTACAAGGTGGTCAAGCCCGAGGCTCTCGTCCACATCGACGTGCAGTCCTACGCCTAAGGAGGAGAGAACATGGCAACCGTTAATCTCCGCACCGGGACCGCTGGCAACAGCGGTTTCGACATGACCGCGATGTCGCGCCTGTTCGTTCTCGAGAAGACCATCGACTTCACCGAGACCGCGACTGCCGCCGCCGTCGCAGCCGACGTCCTGCAGCTGCTCGACATCCCGGCCATGACCGCCGTGCTCGCCGTCTACGCCCACGTCGAGACCGCCATGGGCACCGCCGGGACCATGGAAATCGGTGATGGCAGCGATGCCGACGGCTTCATCGACAGCCTGGACCTGAACACGGTCGCCGTCGCCAAGCATGACGGCCCCTACCTGATCTTCACGGACTCTGACGTGACCGGGAACATCCCTGTCCCTGGCGGCAAGGTCTACACCGCTGCTGGTGTGCTCCAGGGAACGCTCGGTGGGACCCTTGCCGACCTCGGCAAGGTCCACTTCTACGTCCTCTGTGTGCGCCTCACCACTCCGTAACCAAGTGAGACCCGGGGCGGGGTGACCCGCCCCGGGATCCTGGAGGGAACATGCCAAAAATCATCCGCGCAGTGAACCGAGTCAGCGGACTCGTGGTAGAGGGTGATGCCCTCACCGTCAACATGGTCAGGTATCTCGAGAAGAACCCAGACCACTTCAGGCTCTTCTACGATGAGGCTGAAGAGCAGATGGAAGTGGAGGCCGCCGCTGCCGAGACCGTTGCGCCAGGACGCTCGATGGACACCTCGTACTCGAAGGGCGAACTCATGTCGTACACGCGCGACACGCTTGTCGGGATCGCGCAGAAGCTCGGGGTGAGCGTCATCGACTCGATGAACAAGAAGGACATCTGCGATCTCATCATCGCTGGGCAGGGCGACTAGCCCGGAGGAACGGCCATGGCCTTCGACGTCAGACCATTGCGGGCAAAGATCGGTCTGGCGAGGCCAGACCTAGAGCGCACAGCGCAGCTTCGGTTCTGTGTCGATGAGGCTGTGCGCGACGTGTGCAGGAGAACCTTCCTGGCTAGGTACACGCACACCGCCATCCCGCTTTCGTCAGGGAACCCGTTCGTCAGCTACGACATCGGTGCTGCGAACAACATTCTGAAGGTGCATCGGCTCGACATGCTCAACGTCGAGACCAACAAGTACGAGCCGCTCAGGCCAGAGTCGTACATGGTCATGGCCGGGCACCCGGATGAGAATGGAGAGGGAACGCCTTGGGGTTGGTCCCAGCAGGGAGACACCGTGCGCGTGTATCCGATCCCAATCGAGAACAGGACGCTCAGGCTCGAGGCCAGCTATGTCCCGACCGATGAGCCAGACAGCGCTCCACTGCCAGAGCTAGCCGTGATGGCTGTCGAGGCAAGGGCGGAGGCCCTCGCTCTCGCCATCCCTGGCGCGTTCCAAGACAAGGTGGAAGCTCGTTCCAAGGAGATGTACTACCGCAGGTGCATCGGTGCGCTCAAGGATGTCGGCGACCGTGGTGAGGTCGGCGAGGTCAAGGTGTATGCGCCAAGAATCCCGGGGGTGAGGTAATGGATCTCGGAACACTCAAGACCATTACGAGAGCGCTTGTCGGGGACCAGCTGGACGAGAGCCAGTCCTGGGACAACGACGAGATTGTTGCTGCGATCAACTTCGCGGTCCTGACGTACTGCGAGAAGACGGACTGCTCGTACAAGGAGGAGTCTGTTAGCTTCACAAGCGGTGATGGAGCAATGCCTGCGGACTACATCCGCATGGAGCGTGTCATCGCTTCTGGAGTTGTGCTCGACTGGACCGACAAGGACTTCGAGGATAGGAAGAACCCCTCTTGGCGAGGGTTGGCTGGCACACCCAAGCGTGTGATGGTCAAGGACGGGAACACGCTCAGGCTGGTCCCATATGCAACGATGTCTGTGACTGTTGGCTTCATCGAGAAGCCAGCAGACCTTGCGAGTGACGGGGACGATGTTGATCCCAGGATTCCTGAGCCGCATCACCCCTATCTCAAGTACGCTGCCGGTGCGTGGCTCTACATGAAGGACGGGGACCAGCAGGACATGAACAAGGCGCAGGCTTTGATGGGCACGTTCAACTCGCTCATTGGCATCGAGTCTGCCAAGGAGCCTTCCGAGACGAAGGAGTAGGCCATGGCACAGGTAGCACCGTGGGTTCAGGATGCCGAGCCTGGGGCCCCCGTCGCGGGGGTCATGTGGGTCAAGCCCACGACCGGGGAAGTCTACTTCAGGAACAGCGCCAACAGTGACTGGACGCTTGTGGGGAACATCAACTCGGTTGGGCTCGGCCTGCTGTCACGCGGAGGCGGAGCTATGACCGGGGCTATCACCGGATCGCACGGGCTTGCACCCATCGA